GCCATGATATAATAAAATTAAATAGTTAAAAAATAATATCCCCCGCCCGAAGACGGAGGTTATTATTAAAATTGAATCATTAGATTCCTTTGAATAGTACAAAGTTGTTAGCACCTTGAGTTACCAAACATCTTTCAGATAGGAAGTTTACTTCCATTGCATCAAGAGTTGAGGTAAAAGCACCACCAGCTGAACCAGTCAACCAAGACTTCATACGGCGATCATCGCTTTCAGAAGCTCTATATCGTACGTGTAAGAACGGACGACGGATGTTTGTTCCTAGAATTTGATCGTAAACTGTACTTGTTCCAGCAGGAACTAATACACCTTCTATTGAGCTAATTCCAGATACACCACCACGTGTAGACGCATCATTTAGATATTTCCAGTCAGTCTTATAGAAATCGTAAGAACCTCTACGGAATCCAGAGAATCCTAAGTTCAATGCCATTTCTTCAGAGTTTTCGAAAAGACCAAAAGCAGTACCGCCTGAACCTCCAGCAGAGATAGCAGATAGCATATCATCAAAGTCTAATGAAGTTTGACGCTGTAAAAACAACATGTTTTCTTCAATAGCACCTTGAGTGTCTAGGTTTTTAAGAATATTATCAAACTCGTCTAGTCCGTTAGCAGCAGTAAATCCTACTTCTACATTACCACGAGATTGAATAGCAGCAAATAAACCTTCAGTACCAGGCAAGCTAGCTACAGCGCCAGCTGCACCACCTTGATTGTACTCACCTTCTACTAATGCCATTTCTAGGTAATCTTCAAAACGCAAGCGTGTTTCAGATTCAGCCTTTAAATACCATAGATATCCAGAAGTACCATCTTCAGTAGCAACCTCTACCCAACCAATTTGTGCCATATCGGATCCACTAATAGTGTATTGATCTCTTATGATAATTGGAGAGTTAGAAAACTGAGTTAACTGAGGAGTTACAGATACTCTTGTGTTAGCAGCTTGTACACCTGTACCAGCAGCAGCACCACCTAAGTTACTACCTTTTACATAAGCAGAACCGTATACAAACACTTTAAGATCAGCTTGAGCGCCAACAGCGATTGCACCAGCTACAAATCCAGCAGCAACAAGACCAGTTCCAACAAAAGGAGCTACAGTAAATGTACCACCATTAGCAGGAGCACCACCAGTAGCTACAGTAGTAGAAGCTGTTACAATACATTTTTGCTCAGCACCAGTTGTAGGGTTTAATAGCACTACTGTATCATTAATAGAAACAACGTTTCTTACAGTGTTTGGCAATGTTATAAGGTTAGCATTTGCAGCATCTGCTCCAATACCAAATCCAGTATAACTAATGTGTAGTCTATTTTGTTCAGACCAAATTACTTGATCAGAAGTCATAGGCATTTCTGCACCAACCATACGTAAGAATCCAGAAAGTGTACGGTTTCCGTAACGCTCTACTTCTTGTTCGTAGATCTCAGGCAGATACTGTTGAGCAAAATCATTTGCACCAGCAGCAGCCGTGTTAAATTGTAGGTAGTTACTTGGCAACAACTGTTGAGTTGAAGACGGTATTAAACTACCTAATTGTGGGGTTAAAGCCATAATTTATTATTTAGTTAGTTAAATTTTTTTGTTTTGATTTTTAATTTTGAAGAATCAGCACCGCTTATTGCTTTTACTTTTAATCCACCTATATAAACATCACCAGAAACAGTTTGTCTTGGTTCATTACTTATATTTTTAGATTTAGCCATAACATCTTTAACAGCATCAGCCTTGCCTTGCTCATAAAAATGTTGTGCTATAGTATCAGCATTCCGCGCAGCGTATAAAGCTTTGTGGTAACCTTTAGTGTCTGTTATTTCACCTTTGTCATTTAAGAACGTCTTAATGAAGTTTGTAATATCAGATTGATTTTCAGCTACCTGTGTTGGATTTTTAATACCGTATCTAAATTTCTTATCACTAACTTTAAAATCGAAACCTTCGAAATCATTATTTAATAATTTTTTAGTACGGTCAATAAAATCAACATGCTTTTGTTTTATAGCTTGCTGCTCTTCGTTGTATCGGTTGAAAAACTCTGTCGCTTTCTTTTGCTCTTGGGTTACGCCCGGTCTCAACTTGATCTCGTCGTAGTATTTCCCCTTAAGCTGTTCAAGAAAGCTCTTAGCCTTGGCAACCTCCTCTTTAAACGCAATTTTTCTTTTGCGTATGTCTTTTGGTTCGTCGATATCTTCATCATAATTAAAATCTTCTAACAGAAGACTTATGTCTTCAGAATCTAAATGTGGTTTAGTTTGTTTGTAATACTCACGTATTAAAGTTTGGTTGTCAACATTGGTATAATCTGCATTAAGTCTAACATAGTCTTCTACAGTTCCACCAGTCTCTTCCATAAAAGAAACTAGCTTTTCAATATTTTCAGGTAGAACTTTTTGCTCTTGCACAGCTTGCTCTACTTCTGTATTTGCTTCAGGTTCTTTTTCTTCTTCAGCAGTGTCTTCAATAACAGTTAAAGGAGATTCTACTTCTTCGTCGGAAGTCCGTACTTCTTCAACCACTTCTTCGCTGTTGCCACTGTCTTTGGACTCTTCGACAATAGCATCGCTATCATTTGTCTCTTGTGTTTGAACGGCATCAGTATCTTCTTTTTTTATTACTACTTTTTTAACATCTGGCTCAATATCTATTAAAGGTTCTTTCATATTTACTTTAATAGGTTCACCTGTATTATCACCTAAATTTTTAGGCTTAGAAGGAGTTTTTATTTTAAACTCTCCTTCTTGTTTTATTTCTTCTGACATAATATAATAATATAAAATTAAAGGATTTTATTTTCAACGAGGCTCAAACTGTTCTAGTCCAAATCCTCCTAGTGAGTCAAATCCAGATGACTCAAAGTTTTTAGGTAGTTCATCGTTTTGACGTTGTGAAATCATCTCTGATTGTTGCGTGCCTATAATTCTAGCACGCTCGTCTTTACGATCTTCTATATCTTGTTCTTTACTTTTTTCTACACTAGCCCTAGCTTTTGCTAACTGCATGTTAAAGTTAAATTCTTCACTCATTAAACCACGTTTAATTTGTGCCTCTGTTTGCATACGTTGTATTTCAAACTGAGATTTAGCTTGTTCTAATTTAACCTTCTGTTCATTAATAACTTGTTGCTTTTGAGTTTCAGCCATCGCTGCTCGCTCAGCAGACTCAGCATTAGCATTTGCCTGAGCTTGTATATTAGCTAGTTGAGCTTGTTGAGTTTCTTCTGCTTTTACTTTTTGTCTATGTTTTAAAAACTGATTAGCTAGTTTTAAGTTTTTAATTTCCCTTATATCTATAGCGTCTTCTAAACCAATCTGCCCAGCTTGCAAAGCTATCTGTATGTTGCGCTCTAAACCTGCTTTTTCTTCTTCATCTGGTTCTAATTCTAAGAATATACCAAATTCATGCATATTTAATTTATCTATTTCAGATAATGTAGATACATTGAATTGATTTATAGAGCTCATTAAAGCTTGTCTTAACAATGGAAACTCTAGCATATCAGCAACGCGAAGACTGATATTTTCAGCCGTTCTTATTGTTAAATACATAAGTGATTGCAATATGTGTTTCGTAGCCGTGTTAGAAGCCGCTGCAGCTAGTTTTTGTAAACCTACTAATGAATCTTTATTAGGTTGACTACCATCTCTAGCTTCGTTAAGACCTGTTACATCGCGTATCATTTGAAGATAATATTGATACGTTTGTATTAAAGCTTGTATCTTCGCCATACCAGCTGATGTTTGTAATTCTTGTATTGGTACTTTACCTCTGTTAGGATCACCATCCTGTGTTAAGCTTCTACCAACTATACTACCAGTTTGGAAGTACATGTTTAAAGCTTCTTGAGGATTATAGTTTGTACCATTACCAAGATCAACTTCAGCTAATCCGTCTACGTCGACATAAACACCGTCGGGTACCATACGTGATAGTACTTGCTGTAATTTTAAATGCGTAAGCTGTATCATATCAGCAAAACCAATACATTTACTTACAACAGATTCTATACGTCCTTTATACATTCTAGGCGCAGAAATACTGTAATTCATTTCCACTTTAGTTTGATCGCTAAAAGGCCTAGTCATATTTTTAGCTAGCTCCCATTTAAGCATTTTTTTATGCCCAAGTATTTTAGCCCCGCTATATAAAACTTCTATAGCTCTATGTACTTTGCTAAAATTATCAGTTTCAGGAGGATCAAATGTATCATCTTTTTCAAGAGCTTTTTCAAGACCTTGATCTGTTTGTTTTATTTTAAATACTTGATTTTGATAAGTCTTATATTCAAAATATAAAACTTGTATTGTATTATTATCGTCGTTTTGATTATAATAATTTCTTGTATAACTTATATCTCCAGGATATTTTTGTATTTCTTCTAACTCGTCTTGTGTTAAATAAGGAAATTGTTTTTTAATTTCTTCAAGGCTAACACTTTTTACTTCACCAACATAATATATGTCTTCAAAATTAGGATCTTCAGTATATGAATAAACTAAATTAGCAGGATCTACATAATCTATTGTAACACCATTAGCTAAATTAAAATTAGTTTTTACAGCTGATATACCTAGCACTGTTAAATCATAAGCCAAACGCTTTTTAATTTCATCGTACTTGTTATAATTCATTACATTACTTATAACTTCTTCTTCAGCTATTTCAATGCTTTGTTTATAGTTTAATTGAAGATATAAATCTAACTCTTCTTTGTTTGATGGTAATTCTTGAGCATCTGGTGAAGCGTAAAAGTTTTGACCAGTAGCAGCATTTAACTGCTCTATCATTTCTTTATTTTCAATATCACGCAAAGCATTAAAAGCAAAATCAGTTCTTTGTTTTATAGCATAAGGATCTGAAGCAAAAGATTTTATTTCATAACCTTTATCTGTCATACCATTAACTACAATATCTACAAATTTAGATAAAACAGCTACTGGTTTCCAGTCTAAATTAAGATAAGATAAATCACCGTTTATAGATAATTCATCTTTATATTTTTGTACACTTTGTTCGCCACGCGCATAAAGCTTAAGATTATTAAAATACCTCCAGTTATTTCCAAACCTTCCGCCATCTCCAAGACCTCTATCGCCTCTGAACCACTCGTTTTCTACAGCTCTTCCTACAGCTAAGCCATATTCTAAAGTACTTTTCTCTGCATCTGGTACTACCTGACTTGGGAAAGAACTATTAACGTTAGTATAAATCATCTATTTTATTATTTTTGAAATACCACCTTTATTATCATATTTCTTGAAACCTAAAGGTACAACATTTTTTTTAACTTTGAAAACTGGTGTGTATCTATTTTTATTACAAGCCATAAGTGCCAGGCCAGAACTAATAGTTGCATCGAACTTAGTTCTATTGTTTATATTAAATTTTGCCCAGTCTTCTAATGTGCGCTGAAAATACATATCACCATATGTAGTTTCTTTTAATCCGATAAAATCTTCTATATAAGATTCAATAGCAGCAGCATGCGCTTGCTTAATATCTTCAGAGGAATTTGGTATACCTCCAATTTCTTTTTCAGTTATAGATAATTTATTGTATGTTTTATCTGGGCGATTCATACTAAATCCTCTATAACCTCTACGTTTAAAATGGTATAGTAATCTTGGTTTATTGTTTTCACAAAGTATAGGCATTCCATAAAAAACACAAGCCATAAGTACTTCTTCAAAAAATATTTCAGCTGTTTGTGGACGTGCTACGTATTCTAAAAAAAATTTATTAGGTGGCACATCTTCCATACTAAATTTAGTAAGACCATGCAATGCACCTTTAGAACCTCTATTATCTACTGTTCCTGATATATCATAAGAGTCACAACCAAAAGCACCGCAATGTTCATTACCAGGATATTTAATTCCATTTTTAATTATCAAACGGTTTTGTAAATTAACAGGTGGTACCCATGAAATTAAAAATCTACCATCTTTATGTGGTACAAATTCTACAAGTGTATCTTTATGACCTTTAGCCCATTGAAAAGAACCTTTAGTTATAAGTCCTCCAGTTTTTATATCTTCATTATAATCTATCTGCTCATATATTTTAGTTAGATTAAATAAAGATTCTTTTGTTTCATCTCTAAAAGCATGTTGCTCTGTGCGTGGAAACTGGCGGTAATACTCATTTAAACTATCTTGATCACCTTTTAAACCTTCAACTTCATTTTCCCAGTGGTTTATAACGCCTACTTCAATTTTAAGCCCGTCGGATCCTTCAACTGGTTTTGCTGGCGTATCAAAGACAGGGTGTCCATAAGTATCAATGAATCCTTCGTAGTTCCACTCCATAGGTATAAACAAAGAATATAATCCTGAGCTAGTCTGTCCATTGCGGTTTCTCTGTGTAACATCTGATGCATAGTATAATTTTTTAAAATTCTCACCGCCTTTATCTAAAGCGTTTGATGTTGAACCCATCATACATTTACCTACAACTCTACTACCTAATCTAAGGGTAGTTTTTGTAACTCTCCAGTTGTTTAATATGTTATCAGGTCTTTCCCATTTACCTGATTCATCGTGTACTAACAGTTTTAGTTTTTCACCGTCATAACTGTTATCACCTGTATTTTTCCAGTCAATAGTTGTATCAAGCCCTACAACTTCTTCTGGGGTTTCACCTTGATCAAGCTTACGTCTGGTAAGCTTCGACGCGGGGACTCTATAAGCAAGTTCCGTTTTTGGTCGGTCCATACCGTCTTGTATGGGTCGAAAGAAGAACGGGTAGTTGATAGAGATTGGTACGACTTTGTCGGTGAACATTTTTTTAGCATCAGCCCCTGACTTTGATAATATGCCAAATCTTGCATCGCTTGATATCGTCGCGAGGTTGACTGTTTCACCCGATGCCATGAATGAAAAACCAGAACGTCTGTTTTTGAGGTAGCACATACCGTAACATCTTTGGTCTGCTTTGCAAGCCTCCCAGAATATAAAGAATAATCTGTTTGACTCCCTAAAGTCTGCTGCCCCAACATCAATCTTACTCCACTGCAAGTACATGTAGTGAGTGCCAGTAAGATAAGTAGCAACACCTTTGTTATTGAACCAATAGCCTTCGTCACGACGCTTGAACTCTTCATCAATATATTCATACCATCTTTCTTTAAAGTGCTCTGGGTATTTATTCCACTCAAATACACTTTTTATTTTATTTAATTCTTTAGGATATTCTTCTCTAGACCACTTGTCTTTATCCTTATTTAGTTTACCTTTAAAAGGTGGTAAAGCTATTTTAAGATTTTGTATTTCATATACATCACCTATTTGACCGGTTTTACTTATAACAATTATATCGTGTTCTTTGTTATAACCGTACTCCCATTTTTTGCTTTTGTTATTTCTTTTAAGCACATGAGGTTTTATGTGATCTGTAAGTACAGTAAGTAAATTTTGCTTATACATTACTTAGATCTACCTTCTGCAAAACCTTGAAAAGATTTTTGTTTGCTATTACCTGATTTATCTTCAAGCATATTTTTTTCTTCTTCAATACGGTTAAGTATTTCGAACGCATCGAATATAGCTAACTTTTTTGTTGCAGCCGCGTTCTTTAAACGATCAGCCGAGATGTCATCATCTGAATCTACAATAGGTTCTTTAGCTACCTTAATTAATTCCTCAACTGCTTTTTGCCCAGCTTGGATTATATTCAACTTGGTTTTCTTGGTGCTCATACTTAATTACAATATCATTTGATTTCATACAATAAAGCCGCTGATTATTCACGATAAACTCAAACTCACTGTTAGGTGTAAACCCTATAGTATCTCCCTCGTTTATTCCTTTAGCTTCTAAGGACTTATTACCGTATTTTAATACACCAATAAGCTTTTGCTCTTTATCGAGCTCTAGATCATTATTATTTTTAAGTGGTATAGCAAAGCATCTATCAGCAAACGCGTGCCACTTGTATATTTTTTTATATAAATATATTTGATCTATTTGACAAAAGTAAAGATCGTTTTTAAAAAACTTACTACTATTAACTTCTTTACCTTTCATGTTGTAATATCTTCTAAAGATATTATGATGAACTATAATTTCATCTCCTTCTTCTATAGGTGTTTCAAACGCAAGTGGTGTAGAAACTACAATAGCTTTATTATTTACAAACTTATGTTTATCTATGCTTGTGTTTAATAAAAGCTCTTTACCATTTACGTCTATAGAATTATCATAAACTTTACCTACAGGCTTTATGATAAAATCATATACGCTTTTCATTAATATTCTAAATCATACTCAACAGATACTGCCATGTTAGAATTAAATTTTTTCCATGGCAATACCTCGTTGTTTTTCTTTATGTGAATATTATAAGAACGATCTGTATTTTCAAATACGATATATGCTATCTCGTGGCCACCATAAACTTGTTGACCTACGGAATAATGCATTGCATCATTTTTATAATCAGAACCAATACTGATCTTTCTTATAACAGAATCCATTTTAGTCTTCTGCTTTTACTACAGCTGATTCACCTTCATCTTCTTTTTCGATCTCAGTGTACTCGCCTGTAGCCATATCAATATTAATACTTCCGTATTCTTTCTCTAACTCTGATTTAAACTCTTCTAAATCTTTATTAACACCAGCTATTTCGTGTAAAAGCGCGTGCTTGTTTGATTCTAACAAACCTATTCTAGTAACAGTTTCGTTTAGTTTAGAGTTTAAGTCTTTTACTTTTTCTAATTGATCTTCAGTAATTTTTGCCATTTGATTTAATTTAATTAATTAATTTATAATAATATAGTTACACTATAATTTTTTAATCTACTTTTAACTTTGCCAAGGAATTCCACCTATTGTGTTTAATGTATTTTCAGTTATTTCTTTTAGCTTTTCATATCCTTCTAATGTTTCAGCTTCTATAGTTTCTTTTTCGCCAGGTTGCATACTTTGAAAACACCAGTCCATAACCTCTTGTTCAGTTAAATCTTCATAAGGAATAAAGCCGGGCTCAATACCGTTGTAAGGTATGTTAAGACTATAAGTGCCAAAATCTTTACATATTTCACTTTCAACAGTATAAAGTAAACTTATAACGTTAACAAAACCGTTGTCAACAATATGTTTCATATTTGATACTTTCCAAAAACTTTCCATTATTTATTTTTTAAATTTTTTACTTCCTCTTGTAATTCTTGTATAGCTTTAACCATTACAGGTATTAATCTACCGTAACTTGCCTGTAATCTTTCAGGATCGTTACTATCTACTAATTTTAAATATTCATCATCTGACTCTTGTAGCTCTTGAGCAATAAAACCTAAATCTTTTAACCCTTTCTTGCCACCATCTCTTTGATCCCATTCAAACGTAACAGGGTTTAGTTTTTCAATTATATCTAAACCATAAGAAGATTTTTGTATATTTGTTTTATCTCTTGAATCAGATAAAGAGCTTATTGTTTGTGTAGCGCAATAAAAATTCGTAATACTACTATTTCCAAGCGTTATACTGTTACTAGCGTATGACGTGGCTCTATATCCAATTATAATCGTATTTGCAGCAGAGCCAGCCGCAACCGCTGCTTCAGCACCTAGAATAGTATTGTTACTTCCAGTAGTTAAAGGGTTTGTACCATAATAGCCAGCTTGATGGCCAATAAGCGTGTTTTTAAACCCGGTGGAGCTGCGCCCTGCCTGATGACCAAGAAAGTTTCCATATCCCGCATCGCCAGTATAGCCAGCTTGATAACCAATAGCACTTGAAAATGAACCTAAACCATTGTAACCAGCTTGCGCACCTATACTAACTGTAAAATTAGTATTTCCTGAGTAACCTGCTCTAGAGCCTATAGCAACCATATCATCGTTAGCTATAGTATAACAAGCTTCTTTGCCAATAACAACTGCATTATCACCGTTTGAGGCGCTACTATATGCAGCTCTTTCTCCAATTATAACATTATCGCGAAAACCTGAGCCAGTTGCATTAAACGCAGCTTCAGATCCAACTATGGTGTTTTGATTTGCTGTAACTAATCTACCCGCACCATAACCTATAAGAGTATTGTTATCATTGGACGTAATTGAAGAACCTGCATCAATACCTAATATAGTGTTGTTAACTCCTGTTAAAGTTCCAGTTGGAACAAATCCTGAATATAAAGAGTTTGTTCCATCTGTTGAAAATGGATAAGT